CTCGCGATGTATTCGACCAATTTTTTTTTTGCTTGATAGTCCTTCGACGTAGGATCTTCATGTATTAACATCGTTGACATATACAAACGAACAAAAAACTGATTAACACTCTGATCAAAGTTTTTCACATCTCCTTCCACCAAAATTTTTTTCCACAAATCATCTTTTGTCAAGCCGAGGATTTGAGCGAGCTTCCAAGCACCACCTTTAGCCCACTTGAATCCAATAAGTATTAAGTTTCCTCTTTCTTTTAGCATCCTTACTTTTGATGCAAGCTTCTCAGCTATGACAAAAGTTGAAGTTGGTATAACAAACATCCTTACTTTTTTTGACCATCGCTTAAAGTCCTCAGAATTCAATGATTTCATATCATCAAAGAAATTTTCGTTCTTTGGTGATACATTAAAATAGGTTTCAAAACGTTCATCTTCTTCTAAGAACCGAATGATCTTTTCAATGTCCTCCTCAAAATTTTCAGATTTTTTTCCATTTGGAGAGATTTTCATTGTTGCATTTTCTAATTTAACAGTTTGTGATTCTCCAGGGTGTATACCGCTAGAGGAGCCAAGGTATGTATCCTTTAATGTGCAAAAGTTTATTTCACACGGCTCTTTTTCGAATTCGCTAATCCCCATAGCACGATACATGTATTTCTGGGCCATCCCAACGTGTTCCAGAACAGGTTTTGCACAATCTAGTGTTTGATGAACAAACCTGTTATATCCTAAAATAGCATCACTTAGTTTATGAGGATACAGGTTTGCCTGAGCTGAAACATGAAAGGGCTTCCCATTATTTGACCCGAATGCCATCCAGTACACACTTCTCTTTCGTAATATCATTTTCCATAGAGGAGGTATTTCACCCTCGACTTCTGGAGTGTATAGCTGTGCAAAAGGAATATCTTTAACAGGAAGCTTGAAGATTAACGGAAGACGATCCCGATCTATGTCCTTCAGAATAGAGCGAATTTCAAACGCTGGTTCCAACGGAGGAATGGGCTCACTGAATTTTGTAACGTTCAACGGAGGGTCTATCAAGGTCATGCACTTGTCACCCGCTATGTTGACTTTTAAGTAGTGCGCTTCTTCATTGGAGTATGACCTATAAACTTCTCCGGCCGCGATATTAAACTCAGATGCTATTCGGGCAGCACATTCTGCAAGTTGCAAATTCTTATCCTCATGTTTGGAAACATACTCAAATCCCTTCATTTCATTTTTGCCTGTGATAGTTAACTTACAGTTACAACTAACATGCTTACAAAACGGATCCGAATAAATAATATCCATAAAATTAGAAATTCGGTGTTTTGAAAATATCCAAGTAAGAAGAGGATTTGGAGGACGAATCTTTCGAACGTAACGCTGCAAAATGCCCGGTTCGTCAGGGGCTAAGACAGGGAAATGTATTTTAAAGTCTTTGACTATGCTTTCTCTTCCCCTACCGAAG